ACGAGATGAATGATCTGTGGAGAGCTGCCCCCCCTCAGAGGGCCGCCGCACAGGCTGCCCTGCAATACGGCTGGCTGCACCCTCTCGCAGATCCGAGATCCTACAACGAGAAAGGAGAGCGTTTACATAATGCCTACAACCACAAAAAGTAACGCCGCCCGCCGCAAGGCCCCGCAGAACGCGCAGGAGCGCCCGGCGGCGCAGGTGGTACAGTTTCCCCTGCCGTACACAAAACCCCGGCAGACGGCCCCGCAGGAGGTGCAGGTGGTGGTTTGCGAGTGCGGCCCTGATGCCGTGCGCGTCCGGTGCCTGCCTGACCCTGCCGCCATCGTCCGCATGATGGATGAAACGTTTGGCCCTCTGGGCTGGACACGCCGCTATTACTTCGCGGATGGCCGCCTCTGGTGCGGCGTGGGCGTGTATAACCCGCTTATCAACAACTATGCCGTCAAGGACGCAGCGGCCCCGGCGGGCAAGCTGCAGATCAGCAACCCGGACAAGTGGAAGGAAAACGGCAGCTTTTTGGCTGCTGCATCCCTCTGGGGTGCCGGATCTGACGTGATGGCCCTGCCATCCATGACCATGGGCGGCGCGGTCATTGAGCCGGCATACCAGCGGACAGCCAAGGGTCAGAGCGATCAGCCCACCGGCTACCGCCTGCACGGCGCTCTGACCGTGGACAAGCTGCTGCGGGCCGATGATGGCCACATTATTGGCGTGCAGTTCCTGCAGGGGGAGCGCAAAGTGGTATGGCAAGCAGAGTGATCGGCCGCCTGCCGGTGGTGTACTATCCGCAGACCGGCAAGCTGGAAGTGGAAAACGCAGGTGAATTTGTGGAGAAACAGATTTATCAGCGTCTGGATGAGTTGGCAAACGGTCAGCCCCTGCACATCACCCTGACGGTGGAGCCGGTGAACAAAGCCCGCAGCACAGCACAGAACAGCCTTATGTGGGCGCTGCTCACCATCATGGCCGACCACTACAACGCCGGGCGCACCGGCGGCGTGACCCCAGAGGACTGTTATCTGGAGATGCTGGAAAAGTACGGGGCCAAGGTGGACTATCTGGAGTGCCCGGCGGGCGCTCTGGATATCCTGCGCGGCTGCTATCGGCTTGTCCATGTGGTGGAGATACTGGACGGCAACCGCTGCACGGTTAAATGCACACAGGGCAGCTCCACCTTTACCACCGGCGAAATGAAAAATCTGATTGACGGGATCTTTGACCGCCTCGCTGAGATGGGCGTGAATGATCCCATCGTGACTGCCTACTGGCAGGAATGGAAGGAACCATAATGGCCAAGAGCATCATACAGGCAGAAAAAGAGTGCTATATCTGCCGCCGCTGGTATGCCGTCAAGACCACCAGCGGGCTAGAGGAGCACCACGTCCTCAATGGGCCGCTGCGCAGCTTCTCCGAGCGGCACGGCCTCAAGGTCTGGCTGTGTCACCGGCACCACAATGAGCCGGGCCTGAGCGCCCACCACAATGCCACCTGTGCGCAGACCTTAAAGGCCGTTGCACAAGCGAAATATGAGGAACAGAACGGCCCCGGCGCACACGCTGCATGGATGGCCGCTGTTGGAAAGGACTATCTCAATGCTTAACGTTGTAGCAATTATGGGCCGCCTTGTGGCTGACCCTGAACTCCGCACCACCCCGGCGGGCGTGAACGTCTGCCAGTTCCGCATTGCCTGTGATCGCAACTTTGCCCGGCAGGGTGAGCAGCGGCAGGCTGATTTTGTGGATATCGTGGCATGGCGTGCACAGGCTGACTTTGTATGCAAGTATTTTTCCAAGGGCAGTCTGATTGCCATAAATGGCCGCATCCAGACCCGCAACTATCAGGACAAGAACGGCAACAACCGCACCGCCTTTGCCGTGGTGGCCGAAAACATCAACTTTGGCGGCTCCAAGGGCACCAGCAGCGCAAAGGTGGATGACGGCGGCGAGGCTGCACCGCGTTCTGAGGCATGGCCCAAGGCTGACCCGCCTGCCAACTATGGCGGCGTGGACGATTTTGCCGTGATCGATGACAATGACGATCTCCCCTTTTAATTCAGGAGGACAAGCAGGATGAGAAAAGACGGATATGTTGTGGTGCAGCCGTGGATGGTCACAGACTACAACCTCAACAGCAACAAACTCCTGATCTATGCCCTGATCTGGGGTTTTTCGCAAGACGAACAGTCTTGCTTTTATGGCTCTGTCAGCTACATTGTGGAGTATTTCAAGCTGAGCAAGCGGGCTGTGCTGAACCTGCTGGCCGAACTGGAAAAGGACGGCCTGATCCGCAAATGGACTGAACCGGTAAACGGCAGGCCCACAAACAGGTATGCAGCGCTTCGCCCGGCGGCGTGCGCTTCTGCGTCTGATGAGTGCAAAAAATGCACCGGTGAAGAAAATGCACCGGTGAACAATGTGCACTCTGATGGGTGCAAAAAGTGCACCTCTACCGGTGCAGAATGTGCACCCAAGAAAGAAAATAATAATAAAAGCGAGAATAAAGGGCCGTCCGCAACTCGTTTTTCACCACCTACGGTGGAGCAGGTCAGAGCGTATTTCCGGGAGCGTGGTGTCCCGCCCGCTGATGCCCAGACTGAGGCTGACAAGTTCGTTGACCGGTACGAGGCTAACGGGTGGATCGTGGGCAAAACCAAGATGAAGGACTGGAAAGCGGCAGCGCGTAACTGGCTGAGGAACCGGAAAGAGTGGGGCCAGCCCGCTGCACAGCCTGCAACCCCGTATGGCGGGCGTACATGGGAGGATCTGTGATGGACGTGCAAAGCGTATTGATAGGCGCGCTGCTGATGGACGATCAGCTGGCACCGTATTCCCTGCCGGAGTTGAGCATTGAGCATTTCCGGCCTGAACTGCAGCCCACCTTTGCAGCCGTGCAAGGGTTCTGGATCACAAAGGGCCTGCTGGATATCATGCAGATCGCGGCAAAATACCCAGACCAAAAGCAAAACCTGCTGTCCTGCGTGGCCTCCTGTGAGAGTGAGTGCATCCGGCTGACCCGTGACCGCGTGGAAGAGTGGACGCGGATCATCATGGAGGATGCCGCAAAGGCTCGTTTCCAGAGCCTTGCCTTTAGGGCCGTGGATGCCGCGACCGCCTTTGACGATCTGCCGGATCTTTACCAGCAGATGGGGCAGGCGCTGGATATCCACACCGAGAAGAACGATTTTCAGAGCGTGGGCGATCTGCTGGATGACTATATCCGGCATTTGGACGAGAAACCCAAGTACATCCGCACCGGTCTGTCCAAGCTGGACGAAAACCTGCACCTCGTGCCCGGCAATTATTTCGTGATCGGCGGCAGACCGAGTGCGGGCAAAACCGCTCTGAGCCTCCAGCTTGCTGCTGGCATGGCCAAGCAGGGCAAGCGGGTGTGTTATTTCTCACTGGAAACTGATCCGGCCACGCTGCAGGCCCGTCTGATCGCCAACCAGCTGTATGCTCCTCTCTCGGCAGTCAAAAATAAAACCCTGTCCATGAACGAACTTGACCGGCTGGCCGATATGAAGCACTGGCCGCTGTTCATCCGTTCCGCAGCTGGCAAGGGTGTGGCGTGGATCAAGGCGCAGGCCCTCCGCATGAAAGCAGATATCATTTTCGTGGACTATTTGCAGCTGATCCATGAGCGTGGCAGCAGTGACCGGTACAATGCAATCACAGAGATCTCCATTGCGCTGCATGAACTGGCCCAGACAACCGGCATCCTCGTTGTGGCGCTGGCCCAGCTGAACCGCAACGCTGCACGGGCAGAGCCGTCCAACGCGGATCTGCGTGAATCCGGCCAGATCGAGCAGGACGCGGATGCCATTTTGCTGCTGTCAGCTGACGGTGATACCTATTTCAGCCGCCTGACCAAAAACAAAGAGGGCCGCGTTGGAAATGCCGGGCTGGAATTTGACAAGATGACGCAGCACTTTACTTGCGTGACCGCAAATTAACAACAGGAGCCGCCCGGCGGGGCGGTATAGGAGGCAAAAGAAAAAATGGAGATGGGCAAGTTGATCCGTCAGGCCCGTAAAAATGCCGGGCTGACACTGCGACCGGAATGGATCAGAACAGCGGCCAGAAAGCCAACCGCAGAGGATGCAAACGAGGACGGCTGTGTCATGAGCATCAACGTCAACCCCGGCGATCGGTTTACCACTAACTGGCCGTGGAACCTTGTAAATGCGTACCCGGACAACTTTCCCGTCTGGATGCCGTTGCCCAAAAAGCCGGATCTGGAAAATTTGGAGGGCGTGAAAGATGGACTGTAATTCTTGCGGGGTACGTTTTCGGTGCCCTCTGGCAGCTGAACCCGGCTCTTTCATGTGCATACTCACGCGGGCCCAGTACGGTGGGCAAAAAGAAAGGCCGTACCAGACACCCGGCACGCCTAAGTTTTGCCCGATCTGCGGGAAACCGTTGAAGGTCATTGGCACCGAGCGCTTTTGCAATAACGTCCAGTGTGAAAACAGGTTTATTCCGATGGAGGGACACGACAGATCATGGATGAAGTGAAATTGATTGACAGCAGCGAACTCAAAGAGACCCTGAACATGGAGGCTGCGCTGGGCTATATTCACACATTGCAGGACGTGGAGAGGGTCATTGATGCACGCCCGGCGGCTGAACTTAAAAGCTGGCCGGACTGGCAGCACGGGAAACCGCCTGAACACGAATCAATCTTTTACAAATTTAAGGGCACCGATAAATGGCGACCTGGAATGTTTGAAATGACCTCCGGCGAGGTGCTTGTCACCATTGAGGTGCCTGGCGGCAGGCGCTATGTAGTCACTGACTGCACCATTGATGGGAAGTGGCGCGGAGATCTACACACCACCGGGCGCAAAGTCCTTGCATGGGCAAAGCTGCCGGAGCCATACGGAGGAAAATGAAATGCGTGTGCTTATAGCTTGCGAGGAGTCACAAGCGGTTTGCAAAGCGTTTCGGCTGCGGGGACATGAGGCGTATTCTTGTGACGTTCAGGAACCGTCTGGAGGGCACCCTGAGTGGCACATACACGGAGACGCTTTGGCACCTCTTGATGGGGGGCAGGTCATAACGATGGACGATAAAAGTCACTACATTGACGCATGGGATCTCTTGATTGCACACCCGCCTTGCACCTACTTATCCAAAGCCGGCGCAAACCGTTTGATAGTCAACGGGAAAATTCAAGAACCTCGGTATGAGAACGGAATCCGAGCACGAGATTTTTTTCTGAAATTCTGGAATTCCGATGTGGAACGGATTGCGATAGAGAACCCTGTCCCTATGAAAATTTGGGAACTGCCCCAATACAGCCAGATCATTCAGCCGTATATGTTTGGAGATCCGTATATAAAGACAACTTGTTTGTGGCTGAAAAATCTTCCTATGCTTTTCGCAACAGATGTTGTTGTGCCGACCTCTAAATGGGTGTCTGCATCAGATCACCGGGCAAAAAAGACCGGTGACGCATGGGCGAAAAGCGGACACAGGAGCGCAAAGGTAAGAAGCAAAACATTTCCCGGCATTGCAAATGCAATGTCTATGCAATGGGAGCCTAAATAGACAACGGAGGAGGATGCAGTCCGATGACCTATGAAGAAAAAAAGGAATGGCTGCGGCGGTATCGCAAGGCTGCCCAGCTGGAGAGAATGAAGTTGGACGAGGTGGAGCAGTACCGCGCCGCTGCCGAGCACGTTACACAGGTATTGTCCGGGATGCCCGGCGGGGCCGGTGACGGTCAGGCGCTGCCCAGAGCGGTGGAGCGTATCATGGATGCCATGCAGGAGGCAAACATTCAGGTTATGGAGTGCCAGCAGATCCGCAAGGAAGTTATGGACACCATGGCCCAAACCGTGGATATGCAGGATTATGGTATTCTGTATATGCGGTACATCGGCGGCATGAAGTGGGAGCAGATCGCCGTCAAAATCGGGATGGACGTGAGCCGAGTATACCGGCGGCACAAGGCCGCTGTGAAAGCGCTGGACATTCCAGAAAGCCAGTGAGCGCACTGTTTTTGATGTAAGACGCACTGTTTCGCACTGTTTTGGGGACAATGCGCACTGTTTCGCACTGTTTCCGCTATGGTATCATTACGCTGCAAGAGCCGCAAGGAATTGGAGAGCATCCAACACCCTGCGGCTTTTGTATTGCCCGGCTGCGACAGGGGAACACACGTCACTATCCAAAGCCTGAATGTACCAGCTGGGCAATTCTTATTTTGTTATCCGTGGCACTGTTGGGGCCTGCACCCCGGCGGGGCTGCTGGATATATGCGGGCTGCATCATCTCCCCAAGTGCGTGGCAGCATTGCCAAGCGGGTTCCTTACCATCCTGCCCAGTAAGCTGCTGTTGTGGGCAGCTGCGCACCGTCAATGGAGGCCAGACCGTGAAGGATTTTGCACAAGGATTTTACAAGAGCAAGGCATGGCAGCGCTGCCGTCAAGGGTATGCTGCCAGCGTGGGCGGGCTGTGTGAGGAGTGCCTGCGGGAGAATAAGATCACCGCGGGCGAGATCGTACACCACAAGATCCACCTGACACCGGACAACATCAATGATCCTGCTGTGTCCCTGAACTGGGACAATCTGGAATTGGTGTGCCGGAGTTGCCACCTGAAACTGCACGGGAACACAAAGCGGTATTCCGTTGACCCGCTGGGCCGCATAATTCCGCGCTGACCCTCCCCCCTATCAGACCGAAAAAATTGAGGTCAGAAGACCGAGGGGCAAGGTTCATTTTTCCTCTCTCGTGTGCGCAGGAATTTTTTTGGAAAGGAGTTTGCACGAAAATGGCAAGAAAAGCCACGACTTACGCCAAGTTGCTCAAAATGGCCAAGAGTTACGGCGTGGAAAAAAATGAGCTGTTCGTGCAGGCTGCCGAACAGTATGACACGCAAATGCGCGTGATCCAGAGCATCAAGGACGCACTGGATGTAGCGGAAAACCTGACCACCTCGAAAGAGTACGTCAAGGGCCGTGAGAACGTCTATGCAAACCCGCTGGTCAAAGAACTGCCCAAGCACGCGGATTCCGCCAACCGCACCCTGCAGGTCATGCTCACGATCATCAAGGATCTGGGCAAGCCTCCCGCACCCAAGGACAGGCTGACGGAGATGCAGGAAGATGGATAACTACCTGCTGGCTTACTATCAGGCCATCGAAAACGGCAGCATTGTGGTGGGCAAGTGGATCAGGCTGTTTTACCGCTATCTCATTGAGGGACTTCAAAAGCAGTCCTTTTTCTTTGACCAAAAACGGGCAAACAAGGCGATCCGGTACATTGAAACGTTTTGCCATCACAGCGAGGGCCGCTCTGATACCATCAAGCTGGAACTGTGGCAAAAGGCTTTTGTTTCCGTGGTGTTTGGCATCATGGATGGCATGGGCAACCGGCAGTTTCGTGAGGTTATCCTGATTGTGGCCCGCAAAAACGGCAAAACGCTTTTTGCCTCGGCCATCATCAGCTATTGCACCTTCCTTGATGGTGAGTATGGCGCAAAGACATACTGCGTGGCCCCTAAGCTGGATCAGGCAGATCTGGTGTATGAGGCTTTTTATCAATCCACCATGGCAGAGCCGGAACTTGCCCGCCGCCTTAAAAGGCGCAAGTCTGACCTGTATGTAGAGAGCACCAACAGCAGCGTCAAAAAAATTGCATTCAACGCCAAAAAGTCCGATGGTTTCAACCCGTCCCTGACCGTGTGTGATGAAATTGCATCATGGCCGGGAGATCAGGGCCTGAAACAGTACGAGGTTATGAAAAGCGCCCTCGGCGCACGCCGTCAGCCGCTGATCCTGAGCATCAGCACGGCAGGCTACATCAACGAGGGCATATATGATGAACTGATAAAACGTGCCACCCGCTTTCTGCTGGGCGATTCCAGAGAGGCCCGGCTGGCACCTTTTTTGTACATGATCGATGATATCGAAAAATGGAACGATATCAACGAATTGCGAAAGAGCAACCCCAATCTGGGTGTGTCCGTGTCCGTGGACTACCTGCTGGAAGAGATTGCAATAGCTGAGGGCAGCCTGAGTAAACGGGCTGAGTTTATCGTCAAGTATTGCAATCTCAAACAAAGCAGCAGTCAGGCGTGGCTGCCCACTGAGGCTGTGGTCAAGTGCTGCACCACTGATCCGCTGCGGCTGGAGGACTTCCGGTCAACCTATTGCGTGGGCGGCATCGACCTGAGCCGTACCACCGACCTGACCGCCTGCGTGGCCATCATCGAGCGGCGCGGCAAACTCTATGTTTTCGCACACTTTTTTATGCCAGCGGAAAAGCTGGAGGAGGCCACCGCCCGCGATGGCCTGCCATACGCCATCTATGTGCAGCGCGGATGGCTGACCCTGAGCGGAGAAAACTTTGTGGACTACCACGATTGTTTCAACTGGTTCAGGATGCTCATAGAGCAGTATGAGATCTACCCGCTAAAAGTTGGGTATGACCGGTACACAGCACAGTATCTGGTGCAGGATATGGCCGCCTATGGCTTCCAGATGGATGACGTTTTCCAAGGTTTCAATCTTACGCCGGTGATCCGGGAAACCGAGGGCCTACTGAAAGACGGTGCGTTTTGCATCGGGGACAACGACCTACTCAAAGCCCACCTGCTCAACATGGGCGTAAAAACTGAGGTGGAGAGCGGGCGCATGAAGCCGATAAAAATTAGTGTCACAGATCACATTGACGGCGGCGCTGCGCTGCTGGATGCCATGACTGTGCGTCAAAAGTGGGCCGCTGAGATCGGCCAGCAGCTGAAAAACGAGGAGTAACCACATGGGACTTTTTAGCGCGATTTTTGGCAAGGCCAAAATCAATGTGCCGGATCAGGGGTTTTGGACGCTGCTGGACGGCTACACCCCTACATTTTCCAGCTGGGGCGGCGAACTGTATGAGAGCGAGATTGTGCGGGCGGCTGTCCACGCGACCGCGAACCATTGCAGCAAGCTGAGCGTCAAGATGCTGGGCACCGGCAACCCGAAACTGCAAACGAGGCTGCGTCAGGCCCCAAACGACTGGCAGACGTGGGGACAGTTTTTATACAGGCTTTCCACTATTCTGGATATGCAGAACAACGCTTTTATTGTGCCGGTGCGCAACGAGTTTGGCGAGGTGACGGGTGTTTTCCCGGTGCTGCCGAGTTCTTGCGAAATCGTACAGTATAGCGGGCAGCCGTGGCTGCGGTACACGTTCCGCAATGGCGGGAAAGCAGCCATTGCCATGGCCGAGTGCGGGATCATGACGAAATTCCAGTACAAAAATGATCTCTTTGGCGAAAACAACCAAGCCCTGAACCCGACCATGGAACTTATCAACATCCAAAACAAGGGCATTCAGGAGGCTGTCAAAAACTCTGCGTCCTTCCGTTTTGCTGCAAAGCTGACTAACTTTTCCAAGCCGGAGGATCTGGTCAAGGAGCGGCAGCGCTTCAACAAGGAGAACCTGAGCGGAGAGGGCGGCGGCCTGCTGCTGTTCCCGAACACTTACAGCGAGATCCAGCAGGTCAAGAGCACGCCCTTTGTGGTGAGTGCGGAGGAGATGGCGCGGATCAGAACGAGCGTGTTTGACTATTTTGGTGTAAACGAGGAAGTTCTGCAGAACAAAGCGTATGGTGACGCATGGAACGCTTTCTATGAGGGCCGGATCAAACCCTTTTCCATCCAGCTGAGCGATGTTATCAGCCGGATGCTTTTTTCTGACCGTGAACGGGCCAACGGCACCCAGCTGATGGCCACGGCCAACCGACTGCAATACATGAGCAACACCGAAAAACTCAACGTTTCGGCTCAGATGGCTGATCGCGGCATTATGAACCGTGACGAGATCCGCGAGATCTGGAACCTTGACCCTCTGCCGGATGGACAGGGCAAGGTTTACACCATCCGCGGAGAGTATTACCTGCTGAACCAAGACGGCAGCACAACCAAGAAGGGAGATGACCTCACAAGTGGAGCAAAGTGAGAAGATGGCTGCAAAGCTGAACGGCGGGCGTGAATATCGCAATATGCGGCTGTCCGTCCGCTCTGCGGAGCAGGACGCTGGTGCCGATCAGGCCCAGCAGATGATTGTGGAGGGGTACGCTACCACGTTCAACGAGCAGTATACCCTCTACGATGGCCGCTATTACAAAATCGTTGAGCAGATTGACCCTCATGCCTTTGACGAGTGCGACATGAGCGATGTTATTATGCAGTACGATCATGAGGGCCGGGTTTATGCCCGCACCAAAAACAACACCCTGACACTCGCCACGGACAGCACCGGCCTGAAAGTGACCGCAGATCTCGGCGGCACCGAGTTGGGCCGTCAGCTCTATGACGAGATCCGAAATGGTTATACCGACAAAATGAGCTTCGGCTTTATTGTCGGTGAAGATAAGCGCGAGGAAACGCACGACCATGTGAACGATGTGACCACCGTGCTGCGCACCATTACCAAAATCACGAAACTGTACGATGTGAGCGCCGTGAGCCTCCCGGCAAACGATGCCACATCGATCAGTGCCCGAAAATACTCTGACGGAGTGATCGAGGGTATTAAAGCGGAGCGACTGGAAAGGGCAAACCATATCAGACGCATCAACCTGAAACTGTTTGGAGTGTGAACAAAATGAAGAAAATTTCCGAGATGAACATGGAAGAACTGGAAACCCGCTCTGCTGAGATCCGTGATCTGGTCAAGGAGCCGGACGCTGATCTGGAGGCGCTGGAGAAAGAAGCTGACGAGATTGCCCAGCGTATGAAGCAGTTCAAGGAGGAGCAGCGCCGCCGCAGCATTGCCGCCAAGGTGGCCGGTGGCGCTGGCACCCCGACCGAGAACCCCGCCGCGCAGTCTGGTGACGAGGCCCGCGCCGCACAGTTCTATGAGAGCCGCCGCGGCGTAATCTCCTGCGAGGAAACCCGCAGCACTCTGATGAGCACCGGCAATCTGGTGGCCCCCACCGGCGTGTCCGGCATCAATGACATTGTGGGCGCTAAGGTGTCCAGCATCATTGATCTGGTCAAGGTGGTAAACTGCGAGGGCATGACCGCAAACCGCGTTGCCTACGTCAAGGAGGACATTGGTGCAGCTGACACTCAGACCGAGGGCGAGGAGGGCAGCGAGAAAGAGCCCACCTTTGACTTTGTGGATATCAAGCCCACCTCTGCGCTGGTCATGTCCTACATCAGCAAGCAGGTACGCAAGCAGAGCCCGCTGCAGTATGAGGCCAAGGTGCGCGAGCAGGCCATGATTGGTCTGCGCAAAAAGGCCGCGCTGATCGTTACCAACGGCCTCAAAACCAGCAATCTCGTCACCAGCGTGACCGGCAAAGTGGACAGCGCCAAGAAGGGCGTTATTGATGCCACCACCCTGCGCACCATTGCGCTGGCTTACGGCGGTGACGAGAGCGTTGTGGGCGGCGCTGTCCTTTTCCTGAACAAAAAGGATCTGATGGCCTTTGGCGATATCCGCGGCACGAATGAGAAAAAGCCCGTCTATGAGATCACCCCGGACACCGGCAATCCCAACACTGGTGTTATTAAGGACGGCGGCCTGTCCGTGCGCTACTGCATCAGCAGCAACCTGACCGCGTATAACGGCACCGCCCAGACCTCCGCTGCACAGAAAACTATGTTTTATGGTGTGCCTACCGCCATCGAGCTGGATCTGTTCAGCCCCTACGAGATCGCGGTTTCTGATGACTTCAAGTTTAGCAGCGCCATGGATTCTATCCGCGGTGACGTTGAACTGGGCTCTGGTCTGACCGTGCAGGGTGGCTTTGTGGCCCTGTCTATCCCGGCCAACGGCTAAGTTGACGGGAGGAAATCGCCATGCTTGAGCAGGTCAAACTTGCGCTGCGTATCACAACCGGCGTGTTTGACGCAGAACTCAACGGCCTAATCTCGGCCGCGCTGGATGATCTGGCCCTTGCGGGCGTGAACTCGTGGGAGAATAGGGACAAGCCCCTTGTGATCCGTGCGTGTGTCACCTACTGCAAGGCTCATTTTGGTGAGCCGGATGGGTACGACCGCCTGAAAGCTGCCTATGATGAGCAGAAAGCCCAGTTAAAGTGCGCATCCGAGTATACAGACTGGGAGTGATCGCGTGAAACGATATGTAGAGGCAACCCTTATCAAAGAGGAGTTGACCAAAGACGAGAATTTTGAGCAGAAGCAGACCAACACCGAGCAGACCGTCATTGGCACGCTGTCCAGCGTGTCAGCCTCGGAGTTTTATGCTGCTGCCAATACCGGATATATGCCGGAGATCGTGCTCAAAATTTACGAGCAGGAATACTCCCAGCAGAAAAAAGTGCGGGTGAACGGTGTCCAGTATACCGTCATCCGCACTTATTTGTCCGGTGACTTTATCGAGCTGCACTGTCAGCGGAAAGGTGCGGACGAAAATGCCTAATCCACCGAGCGGCATGAAGATCACCAAAAACGGTGTGACCTACAAGTCCAGCATTGACCGCACAAAATACACCATCCGCGAACTGAGCCGCGCCGCCTTGCGTGACGTGGGCAAGTATGTAGTCCGTCAGACACGCACGTTGTCCCTTGCGCGGCCTCACATGGGCCGCCTGACGATCAAGTCCCGTTTTTACGGCAAAGGCGGGGCTTTTTCGTACTGGGTGCGCAAAAAGGAAACGGATCTGCAGGTGGGTATCAAGCACAACACATGGTATGGCGTGCTGCAGGAACTGGGGGACGGAAACCAGCCCCGCAAGAGCATCCTGACCAGTGCCGTGCAGCAAAACATTGACGAGATCCGGCGCATCGAGGGCCACTATCTGTCCGCGGTGGAGGACGAAAACCGCGCCCTCGGTCTGATCGATGAGGAGGAAATGCAACCAGATGGCAGCGAATGAAACCGCTTTTGAACTGTTCAAGCGGGCGATTGGTGAAAAAATCACCGAGATCACCGGTCTGAACGATGTTTTTTATGAGCGCAGCAAGGATGCCGGTTATCCCCGCATCAGCTACACGGCCACTGTCTGGGTGTCCGGTGCCCTGCTGAAAGGCACTCTTTCCTGCATCATTGCAGGGAATGGCAACGCTGCAGAGGTTGACAACCTGCAGCAGAAGCTGCTCACCGAACTGAGCGAGTTTTCTTCCTGCTCTGATGATCTCTTTTACTACCTCCACGAGGGCCATGCAGGCCCCGTGGAAGAATCAGACAAGACGGTACGCCGCCGTCTTGTTACTTTTGATTTTGACGTTATGGGAGGTTAAACCATGGCACTTTTTAACCATAAGCGCATGACCGGCCAGACCACGGAAACCAAGGAAAAGCTGCTGCTGGGTGCTGGCATCTATGTGAAGGGCTTTGACCCCAAGACGGATACCTATGAGAGCATCCGCAAGAGCAATAAATGCTTGGGTGCCACCACCGGCGGCGGCACCTTTACCGCCTCCAAGGTGGGCCACTATCTCCAGATCGATGGTGCCCCGGAGAACACCAAGGGCAATTGGATTCTGGATTACTGGACGGCCAAGATGCAGGCAACCCTGCAGGAGATCACCGCAGAAAACTTTCAGCTGGCACTCGCTGCAGCAAAGATCACCTCTGAGGACGGCCTCACCGGCTATGATGTGATCCAGCCCAAGGGCGAGTTGGACGATGCCGACTATACCGACAGCCTGTCTTTCGTGGGCCGTCTGAGCGGTAGCGAGAAGCCGGTTATTATTACCATCTTCAACGCATTCAACACCGGCGATCTCTCCATCAATCCGCAGGACGGCAAGGAGGGCACGCTGGCTCTGGATCTCGATGCCCACTATGAAGCGGACGATCTGGAAACCCCGCCCTTTAAGATCTACTATCCCAAGGCAGCGTAACAGGAGGTATAAAAACCATGAGAAAACTGAACGGCGGCGATATCTTTGCCGCATTGCGCATGATCCGGCAGATTGATTTCAAGACCCCCGTTGAAGAGATCGGCAAACAGATCTCCGCAGCCAGCACGGAAGAGGACAAGGCCGCAGCTGGTATGGAGATCATCAACATTTTGCTTGCCAACGTCACCGACACCAAGAGTGAGGAGCTGATTTTTGGTTTCCTTGCTGGCCCGTTTGAGAAGCCGGACGCAGCAGCTGTGCGCTCCATGGAGATTAACGAACTGGCTGACAACCTGCTCACTCTGCTGCAGGAAAATGACCTGCGCGGTTTTTTCGGCAAGGTCAGGCGTTTGATCCCGACCGCCTGATAGACGCGGCCCTCCACCGTTACGGCGGCAACGTCAGCTTTCTCAACAGCTGGACGTGGGACGAGGCCGTGCGGTGGCTTTCCAAAGTCCAAGAATTTGCCACCGAGGATGCTTTGTATTTGCGCTGGTGCATCCGGTACGAGGATGTTTGCACCTTTGACGAGTTCAAGGCCGGGCTGAGATCCAGCACCGAGCAGCGGGCCCCTGTGCCTGACGAGCGGGTGCAGGAGATCACCGCGGACAGCCTGAACCTGCTGCACCTGAACTGGGAGGAGGCCCCCGATGGCGAGTGGAACTGAAATTTTTCGGCTGTTTGGCTCTATCTTTATTGATACGACCGAGGCCGATAAAAGTTTAAGCAAGACGGATTCCAAGGCAAAGAAGCTGCAGGACACGCTGGGCAAGGCCGTCACCGGCGCAGCCAAAATGGCCACCGGTGTGGCTGCCAGCATCTCCGCTGCAGGCGCTGCCGTCTTTGCCTTTGCAGACAATGTGGCCTCTGTTGGAGACACCATCGACAAGCAGAGCCAAAAGCTGGGCCTGAGCGCCAAGGGCTATCAGGAGTGGGAGGCCGTTCTGGGGCACTGTGGTGCCTCAATTGATTCCTTTAAGGGCGGCATGAAAACCCTGACCAAAGCGATCACAACCGGCTCCAAGGATCAGGTTGCAGCCTTTAAGGCTGTGGGCCTGAGCATGGAGCAGGTGCAGTCCATGTCCCGCGAGGACGTGCTGAACGCTGTTATCACCGGCCTGCAGGGCATGGACGAGAGCGCAGAGCGCACCTCCATTGCCACCACCCTGCTGGGGAAGGCTGCCGGTGAACTGGGGCCGTTGCTCAACACCAGCGCAGAGGACACGGCGGCCATGAAACAGGCCGTCAACGAACTGGGCGGCGTAATGAGTGACGAGGGTGTGGCCGCCTCGGCAGCATTCAAGGACGCGCTGCAGGATCTGACCACCATTGGCACCGGCCTGAAAAATGCACTGGGCACACAGGTGCTGCCGTATGTGACGGAGACCATGACCGCCCTGACGGACGGTTTCCGCAAAGACGGCATTGCCGGGATGCAGCGTGCTGCAGCCGATGTGGTGCTTGGCTTTACCGCAAAATTTGCAGAAAAGATCCCGGATATTGCCGCGCAGGCCACTTCGGCCGCACAGAACTTTGCCGCGTACCTGCAGGACAATATGCCCCTGATCGTGGAGTGCGGCGGCCAGATTATCACCAATCTGGCAAATGGGATCTTTAACGCTTTCCCCTCTATCGCAGAGGCGGGCATCCAGACCGTGGCCACCCTTGTGACCGAGATCTGGGCGCACGCTGATAGTCTCCTGACCACCGGCGCAGACCTGCTGGGCAAGCTGATCGGTGGCCTTATCAGCGTGCTAGGTGATCTGATTGACGCAGCGGACGAAATAGTGTCCGCAATCGTCACCAAGATCATGAGCACCGACTGGGTGCAGGTCGGCAAGGATATCGTCAGCGGCATCGCCCGCGGTATCCAGAACGCGCTGCCGAACTTGACCGGCCCCCTCAACAAGCTGTCCTACAAGCTCAACCACGCCCTTGGTAAGAATGGGTATGCGGAGTACGATACCTATGAGGATTGGGCAAAGGCCAACGGCATCAGCACCGGCTCCTCTGGAGGATCTTCCGGCGGTAGCCATAAGGACGATAATTATTGGAAACAGTATGGTGACAGGCTGGCCAAGCAGTACGGGCTCACCGGTGGCAGTTCTTCCGGTGGATCTTCCGGCGGTTCCGGCGGCACTACCCACACCACCACAACCGGCTCCTCTGGCAGTTCTTCCAGCGGCAGCACCAAAGCCACCACCGTGACCAAGACTGTGACCGGATCGCAGACGGACGCTGCAACCACCTCGTGGAAAAATGCGTATGGCACTGTGACGCAGGCCACCAGCGAACTGACCGAGTGGATCACGGACAGCACCGGCAAGGCTTACAGCCAACTGACCAAGACCGTGACCGAAACCGGCAAAGAGCTGGTCAACGGCGTGGTAAAAAATTATCAGCTGGTGACTACTTACGTTGACGGCGTGCAGCAAAAAGCCGTCAAGGTCTACGAGGATGCCAGCAAGGTGCTGACCGGCACAATGACCACCACGTCCCAGAAAACCCTTGCGGGCATCACTACCACCGTCCAGAAGGTGACAGAAACCTATCAGGACGGCAGCGAGCACGTCAAAGAAACGCACACCGAAACCGGTGAGCGGATCGTGGACGGCGTGGCCCAGACGTACACCAAAGTGACCACTTATGTGGACGGCTTTGTGGAAGACGTGAAAGAATCCGCGCAGGAGATCGAACAGAGCTATAAGGCCACGCAGGAGCGCATTGACCAGTATCTGAGCGAGGCCCAGACCCAGACCAACAAGGGCTTTTTTGCCCTCGTGAAAAACGCTGTGTCCAGTATTAAGAGCAAGGACTGGAAAGGACTTGCCAAGAATGTGGCGCAGGCGATCTGGGGAGAAGTGGATCAGGATCAGCGGGAGATTATCTCCCAGTGGGCAGATGACGCTGCTGCTGCCATCAATGAGGCTTATGCCGGCGGCGGCCTGAAAGCTGCCCTGCAGGCTATCGCGGATATTTTTAACGAGGGCATTGTGCCCGGCGCGGAGAGCGCCACAAAGGGCGTGAAGTCCTTTGCCGAGATCATTGACGGCCTGAGCAAGTCCGGCGGCGTGGGCACCCAGCTGGCCAACGTGGCCACGCAGCTGGGGAATATCGGCACAAAGGCCATGGGCGTGCTTGGCACCATCGGCACCTTTATGGGCACCGGTGCAACCAACATCGGCACGGCCATCACCGGTCTGGCTGCGGATATCGGCGGCCTCGGCGGCACGATCCTCACCAGTTTGGCCGGTATCTTCTCTCAGGTGGGCGGTCTGATCCTCGCAAACCCGGAAATTGCCGCAGTCGTGGCCATTGCCGTGGGCCTTGTTGCTCTCGGTACGGCCCTCTGGGCAAAGTTCGGCAAAAAGAAAGAGGAAACCCAGACCCCGGCCACCAGCACCGCGATCTCTTACAAGGATCTGCAGGATGCCTATTGGTACGGCAATGAGAGGAGCAACGCCGGTTACATCAGCCGCAGCGATCCATATACCTTTGCAGGCAGCCGCAGCAGCTCCACCACGAGCACGCAGGCGCTGCAGCAGCAGGTGGAGAAGCAGAGCAGCGTGCTGGAGCGCATCCTGAAAAAAATTGACGGCTTGAAAATCGACATGGACGGTGAAACGGTGGGCCGCATCGTCACACCTCATGTCAATGACAATCTGGGCCAGCTGCAGGCGCTGGCAGAAAGGGGCAACTGATGTATAAGATCTATGCCTACCCTGCCGGAAACCCTGACAACAGGCAACTGCTGTATGAGCCCGGCAACCGCAAGGCCATTTTGCTGTCCCCCAAGCTGACCCGTGAGGTCAGCAAGGCGGGCAGCCTTTACTTTACCATGGATCGCTCACACCCCTTATATGACAGCCTGCCCAAAATGCGCACCGTTGTGTCTGTGCTGCAGGACGAGCGGGAAACATGGCGGGGCCGCATCCTAAACCACGAATCTGACTGGTACAACCGCCGCGTGATGTACTGCGAGGGCGCTCTGGCTTTCCTCAATGATAGCTGTCTGACCCCTTTTAATTTTGAGGGCACCCTGAAAGAGTTTCTGCGGCACCTGCTGGATGCACACAACAGCATGATGGGAGATCCGCTCAAATGCTTCGAGCTGGGCACCGTCACCGCTGCACTGGGAGATCTGCGCGTCCACTTTGGAGATGCAGATCAGTACGGCGTGGGCGAGGACTACGGCAGTACATGGGATATCCTCAGTAAAATGGTGCTCAAGATCTTCGGCGGTTATGTGTATGTCACCTACAACACCAAGACCGGTTACAATGTCCTCAACTATTGCGATCAGGCGTATGAGGCGGGCCGTCAGACTGCCCAGAAAATTGAGTACGGTGTGAACCTGCTGGATCTGACCGAAAAGACCGACACCACCGGTCTGATGACCCGCGTTTACCCGATGGGCAACAAACACACCGTGACCGAAACAAAATGGTATTGGAAAATCCTGTGGTGGGGCAAGTCCTACACCGAGAGCCACGAGGAGTGCTATGGCATCACAGACACGGACAGTGCCACCATCAACAAGTATCTGCCGGACGGTTTCACCTACAACCTCCAGCAGGGCTACATTGAGAGCACCGAGGCCGTGCGCAAGTTCGGCTATATCTGCAAAGATCGCCAGTATGACACGGACAGCGACAACGACACCTTTGCCGCTGCCGTGCAGGATCTGCAGCAAAACCACATGATGTCTACCTCCTACACCGTCAAGAGCGTGGATCTGGTAGATGCCGGGTTTGACACTGAGCGGCTGGATTTTGCCTGCTATGCCCAGATCGTCAGCGCCCCGCACAGCGTGGATGCCGTCATGCTTTGCACCAAGCTGGTGGAGCAGCTGGACGATACCAGCAAAAAAGACTTTTGTTTTGGCATGACCCGCAAGACCTTGACGGATCGTCAGGTGGCCGCGCTGGGCCGTACCAATCTGCTGGACGAGGATGCAGCGGCCTCCCGCGGGTACGCCTCCAACATTCTGGATCTGCTGAACAAGTACAAGAAAAAGAATGACGATAAGGTCACAAGCGTGGAGGACATTGCCAAACGCGCACAGTCTGCCGCGGATGAAGCAGCAAAAACCGCCACGAACTATCTGACCTTCGACCGTACCACCGGCCTGACCGTGGGCCACGAAACCCTGCCCGGCAAAAAAGTGGTGATCTCCAACGATGCCGTCAAGGTCATTTCCGGCACCGCAATGGTCAATATCACTGCCGCAGGCATTGAGGTGACAGACGGCGCGGGCAGCTGCACAATCACCAGCGGAGAAATCACGTTTAAGGGCATCCGCAACAAGCAGGAACTGTGGTATAACTCCGAAATCACTTTTGCGGCCCAGACTATCAAGCCAAAAGGGCTGTCTAATTATTCTGCGCTGCTGATCCTGTTTCGCAGCCAGAAAGACGGGACATGGTTCTCCGGCGGCGGCAATGCTGGTTTGACCTCTCTGATCGTCCCCGTGAACGGCGTAGAAATGAGCATGGTATACCCGTGGAACACCGTACACAAACGCAGCGTGACCGTCTACTCCGACCGCATTGTTTTCGGTCAAGGCTATGAAAGAACATCGACCTACACCACCGGCGTGGCGGGTGTGGCAACTTATTTTTCGCTGCAGTCCCCCACGGGTGACGGCTGGAACACAAGTGACGGTATGTGTGTACCGTACAAGATTTATGGGTTTATGTGATGAAAAAAGAAGGATTTAAGTATCTGGCCAAGGTTTGCTCTGACGGCAGACTGTACAACGGCGCATGGTATCATATCAGCTTTTTGCCTGAGCCTGAGCCCAACGAGGCCGTCTTTGACGAGTTTCCCGAAACTGGCAACGGCACGAGTTGCAGCGATTATGTGTGGAACGGCAAAACGCTGACTTACAGCCCGGCCCCGCAGTCTGACGCAGGAGGTGACGCATAATGGCGAGGCGCAACGGCGCAACCATTGGCGGGCATAACCTTTTTGCGGACTTCGGCCTCCAGATCTGTGAGGGCAGCCCCATCATTGGCGGCGCAGAGCCGGACAGCAAGCTGGTATATGTGCCCGCCCTTGATATCCCGTTAGATCTCAGCAAGTCCCTTGACGGCAAGATCCACTATAAGCAGCGCACGATCACCATTGAGGTGGTGTGCAAGCTGGCCCGCAAATACTGGCCAGCAATGCAAAGCAACCTTGAAAACGCCCTGCAGGGCCGGTGGCTGACCTGTGTGTTTGATAACGACCCATCGTGGGAGTGGCAGGGCCTGTGGCGCGTGGAGCCCAAGGACAGAGAGCTGCGCACGGCATCCTACACCATCACCGGCACCTGTGCCCCCTACAAGCGCAGCCTGACCGCTGCCGCCGGTGCCGACTGGCTGTGGGACACCTTCAACTTTGAGGAGGATGTGATCTGTTCGACTTCAACAGATCTGTCCTCGCTATAAGGAGACCAAGCATGGCAATTTCTTTTTCGTGGGCCTCGGTGCTCAATTCGATCCGCACGGCCATCTATGGCAAGGACGTGAGGGAAAATATGGCCCAGATGGGCGAATACTGCAAACAGTATGCCGAGGAGGCGGGCAGGCTGGCCGACACCGCCAAGGCCGCAGCGGAAAAGTCCGCGAGTGCTGCAGCGTCCTCGGCCTCGCAGGCCGGGAAGTCCGCAACGGCGGCAGCTGGCTCTGCTACCGCTGCCAATCAGTCCGCGCAGGATGCCAAAAAGACGGCATCCGAAACCGCCGCCAGCACGCTGGCTGCCCTCGGTCTGACCGTGGCAGACGGTAAAATCTGCGCCGTATACAGGAGGGATAGCACATGATCCGGCACAATGTATCTCTGGATAGTTCTGGCCGTGCCCGGCTGGACAATAAGGCGCACGAGTTAGATCTGGGCTATACCTCCAACCGGAACGTGTACGCCCTCAACGTGCTGGCCGGGCCTGAGTGGGCCGGGCTGGCTATCCGGGCATTTTGGCACACGCCCGGCGGCACAGATCCTCCCGCCTCTCTGGTGGTGGACGGATCTGTTATTGTTCCGGCGCGGGTGACGGCAAAGCCCGGCACCGGCTGCATCACCTTTGAGGGCACAGACGGCGGCAAGCTGATCGCAAGCGCGGATGTGCTTTACAGGGTGGGCAGCAACAGCGGCACCGAGGCAGGCACCACGCCTGACCCTGAGCCGGGTGCATGGCAGCAGTTTGTGGATGTCGTAAAGGCTGACGCAGCTGCCGCACAGCAGGCCGCTCAGGATGCTGCCGGATCTGCAACGGACGCGGGCACCTCTGCCACCGCTGCCGATCAGAGCGCCAAGGCCGCAGCCAAGAGCGCCGGTGCAGCAGCTGACAGCGAGAGTGCCGCCGGACAGGCTGCACAGGCTGCCGGTGACAGTGCCGCGGAGGCTATCCGGCAGGCGGGCCTTGCTGCACAGGCAGCAGAGGGCAAAGGGTATATGTATCTGGAGGATCACGACAACAGCGGCACGCTGTCCCTCGTGATCGCGGACAGTATCACAGACGAAATCACGCTGCGCGACAACGGCGCGGGCGTTTTGGAGGTGGTGTATCAGTGAGCAGAGAGCACGTTATTGGCCCATACAGCGCCTATGCTATCGCCGTAAAGTACGGCTATGAGGGCACCGAGGAACAGTGGATCAAAGAGCAGGAGGCCAGCAGGCTGGATGCAAAGCAGTCCGCGGAAAAGGCTGAGGCAGCCGCAGGCCGGGCAGAGAGCGCCCAGAAAGCGGCAGAATCTGCAAAGGCTGACGCGCTGGATGCCATTGGCACCAGCAAGCAGGGCGCTCTGGATGCCGTGCAGCAGGCCCAGAACGGCGCGGTCAAGGCCGTGACCGACACCCAGACCACTGCCACAAAGGCTGTCCAGACTGCCCAGAACACCGCCACCGGCGCTGTGACCAAAGCACAGACCACGGCCACCGCTGCCGTGGAGAAGAAGGGCGAGGAGGTGCTGGCCACCATCCCGGAGGACTACACCAACATCCTTGCCCGCGTGGCTGCACTCGAATCCTGCGGCCTTGTCGTGGTAAACGGCAAAGTCTGCATGAAATACGCTAAAACCTGAAAGGAGTAAATCTCATGGCTGAATCTATGGTAACTGATCCGATCTATCTGGACGAAACCGCGAAAGCCAACGGTGCAAAGCTGGATCTGCTCAATGCCACCATGCTGGGTGTGTCTGCCTCGCTGGGCGTGCTGGCAAAGGCACAGACCGGCATTTTTGAGGAGATGGATTATAACGCCATCAAGGCCGTTGTGGACGCTGGCAGCGCCCCGATCACCTTCCCCACCGGCACCCAGCTGGTGAACACCTACACGGACAAGGACGGCAAAGCCTACGACTGCCCGTGGGACGTGGTGCAGCCGGACGATACCGCAGAGGGCGAGAGCGGCACCACGGCACCGGCAATGGTGCTGCAGATGCACTATGCAACCTTGTATGACCTGCAGTTTTCCGCATATCAGGCATTCTATGTGGTGCCTGACGGCGGCCTTGTGGCGGGCACCTATAACGTCAAGATGGGCCTTGACTGGGGCACCAACGTCAAGAATGGCACTGTCTATCAGTTCACCCTGACCAAGGCGGCCCCGGCGGGTGCCCGTCTGACCGGCTTCTACAACGCCCCGGACACCGCACCTACCAGCTGGAAGGTGTACGTCTACAAAGATCGGAACAAGTCTGAACTTCTGGAGACCTGCAACGTCTCTGCTGGCAGCGCGGGCACCAACCTCGGCACGTTCCTTGCAAAGGAAAACGGCGACCTGAACGGCCTGCATCCTGTGGGCTATGGCGACAACCGGTGGTGGAAATCCGCGTACCGGCAGTACCTGAACAGTGACGCGGCGGCAGGCGCATGGTGGCAGCCGCAGGATAAGTGGGACATGAAACCCGATCAGGCCGACACCCTGCCCGGTTTCCTGTCCGGCTTCTCTGATGACTTCAAAAATGCCCTGTCCCGCGTGAAAGTCGTAACCTACGGCAACAACGTCACCGATGACGGCAGCGCCGTTGTGACCTATGACAAAATTTTCCTGCCCTCCCTGCAGGAGATCTATTGCAGTCCGCAGGTGTCCGGTGAGGGCAGCTATTGGCCCTACTGGAAGGAGCGCACCGGAGCAAAGACCCCGCAGGCCCTGTGGCAGACCTATCCCCTGCGCATTACCCGTGATCTGGCACAGCGTACTGTGGGCCGCCATGTGCGGCTGCGCTCTGCGTATCGTGGCTACGGCGGCACCGCTTTCTGCGTCGACAGTTCCGGCAATGTGAGCAACTGGGCCGCGGTCGGCACGCTCCGCAGCGCCCCGGCTTGCAAAATCACCAAATTAGCATAATCACCGGGCAATCCCTTGCCCGGTGAGAAAGTGAGGGCTTTACATGGCAATGCGCAAAGACGAGATCCCGGACAACAAATTTACTTTGCCGCTTGATGCACGGGATCTGGCACTGTACACCAGACAGATCACCAAAAACGCGAAGATCTTTGACCCGGAAATTGACGCGCACCTCCCCGGCCAGCTGCGTGCGACTGCCGATCAGATATATTTTGATATCTTTGAGGCCAACAGCATCCGGGTGGACGGGCCGGAAACCAGAAAGGCCCGGCTTGACCTCCAGAAACAAGCCGTCCGGCTGTGTACCCGCCTGCTGGCTGAGATGGACATGGCAAAAGTCAGTTTCCATCTCTCCGGCAAGCGGTGCGTTTTCTGGGGTGGTAATGTGCGAGATATCCGGCAGCGCTGCCGGGACTGGCACGAGAATGATGCAAAGCGGTATAAATCGCTTTGACATAAAAATGGCTGTAGGCTATTGGGCCGCAATGTGCGGCTGCGCTCTGCGAATCGTGGCAACGGCAACAACGCTTTCAACGTCAACAGTTCCGGCAATGTGAACAACTGGAACGCGATCAACACGCTCCGCAGCGCCCCGGATTGGACGGCAGCAAACCCACAAAAGCCTCTGCATAGCAGGGGCCGGGCGAAAACTGCCGTGCAAGGAGCCGAGTGCCATGCCTGCCCTCTGGCAGGCGAACAACAGCAGCCGGACGTGGCCACCCTGCGGGGTGTTGCCCGCTATCACCCGGCTGCTCCTTGCGAGGAGAACTGAAAAAACAGTGCAAGAAGATGAAATAATCGGCTTTGATGCCCTGTATACCTCAATGGGCAAATGCTCCAAAGGCGTGCGCCGCAAGGCTGCCGTGGGCAGATATTGCCTGTTTGGCATGGATGAGATCCTAAAACTCCATCAGGAACTTGTCACAGGTACATACAGGGCACGGCCAACATCAAAAGTTAAAATCACCTATCCAAAGCCCCGCGTGGCGGTGGCTACCAGTTTCCGGGATAGGGTATATCAGCGCTCACTCAATGATAATGCCGTCTATCCAGCTATGTCAAAGGGCTTTATCCGACACAATGCAGCCTGCCAGACAGGCAAGGGCACCGACTGGGCCCAGCAGCAGGTCAAGCTGATGATGGAGCGCGAATACCGGCAGCACGGCCCTGACGGCTGGTGCCTACTGGTAGATATCCGGCACTATTACGATACGATGCCGCATGAGGTGGCAAACCAGCGCTTTGAGCGCAAGCTGCCATATAACGTGTATGCCCGCGTGCGTGACGTGCTGGATCGCCAATACACCGGCGAGGCCGGTTATAGTCCGGGCAGCCAGATGGTGCAGCTGGCCGGGATCTCGGTGCCTGACCCCATAGATCACTACATCAAAGAGCGCCTGCGTGCGGACAAGTATGTCCGCTTTATGGATGATAGTTGGATCTGTCACCATAGCAAGGCGCAGCTGGAGGAGTGGCGGGAGGCTATCCGGGCCCGGTATGCTGCCGAGGGAATGGAACTGCACCCGACCAAGACTAAAATAGTCCGGCTGCGGGATGGTTTCCGTTTTCTCGGCTTTATCTATCGCCTGACACCAGAGGGTAAGGTCATAATGACCGTTGACCCGCAAAACGTTAAGGCAGAGCGGAAACGCCTGTACAGGCTGGCCCAGCTTATCAAGGAGGGCGAAAAGCCCGTCACCGCTCTGCGCGAACAGTATAAATCATGGAAAGCCCATGCCGCCAAAGGCAACTCCAAGCAGCTGCTGCAGCGCATGGATAAATACGTTAAATCTCTTTTGGAGGGGATAACATGAAAATTCTTCACAAGCCCGGCAGCATTCAGGCCGCGACTGAGGACGAAAACCGGGACGCAGATCTGGCACAGATTGCGTCCATGGTGGATTTTCTGTGCATTCTGGCCGATGTCCCGACCGAGGACGAGGCCACCAACACCGAGGAGGGCATGAGCAATGAATGAGAATCACAGCGCAGCCTTTGACAAGGCAAAGAAAGAGTATGAGGCAGGCCGGTGGTCTAAGGTCATGCTCAAAATTCTGGTGCAGCGCAAGCCCCAGCGCCTGACGGAGGCCGAGTATACCGAGATCACCGGTGAGCAGTATGCTTGAGTTGCAGCTGATTGACCTGCTGACCTCTACGCTGCACAGGCTGCTTGATATCGTCCACAAGCAAAACGCGCAACTCCACCAGCTGGGCGGCGTTGCGTGCGAGGAAGAGTTGGAAGATATTGAGTTGACCTGTGAGGCCGTGGGGCTGGGTGCCCGTGATGGGCAGGAGGACAAAGACAATGGTAGATAAGATTATTATGGACGTGAGCCGCTGGCAGGGCTCTATCAAGTGGGACCAGGTCAAGGCCAGCGGCAAGGTTGACGGCGTGATGCTGCGGGCACTGGGCACCAGCAACGGCAAGCCCTACATTGACCCCACCTTTGAGGCCAACTATAAGGGCTGCACGGAAAACGGCATCCCTGTGGGCGTGTATTATTATAGTACCGCCCGCACCCACTGCGCAGCTGACCGGGAACTGGCCATGCTGCACGGTGTGCTGTCCGGCAAGGTGCTGGGCCTGCCGGTGGCGGTTGACATTGAGGATGCTGCACTCAGCAAACTGAGCAAGCAGACCCTCACCGATCTGACCGCCTACGCACTCAACGAGATCCAGAGCTGGGGCGTGTACGCCATCCTGTACACCGGCCTCAACTTTGCCCAGAATCACCTGTACATGACCGGCGCAGCCCTGAAACCCTTTGACGTGTGGCTGGCAGCATACCGCAACAACAAGCCTGCACCCGGCTGGCCCTTTGGTATGTGGCAGTATACCGACAGCGGCACCGTGCCCGGCGTTGAGAAAGGCGTGGATCTGTCCCGCGCCTACAAGGGCTATACCACCATCATCCGCAAGAAGGGCCTGACCCGTCTGAAGGGGGCCTAATGGAACTGTATGAGGCACTGAGGACTGTTGCCCTCGCTTTCGTGTCCTTGTTCGGCTTTCTGGGATCTTTGGACAAGGCTTTTGAATTGTACAAGAAGTACAAGGGCCTCGCTCAGGCACCGGATAAGAAACAGGACGATGCCATTGCAGAACTGCGCAAAGAAATCAATATGCTCAAAGATGGGTATATCCGGGTGCAGGATGCCCTTGCACGCGATCTGCGCCGTTTTGCTGAGATCGATGAAGTGAGCCGCTTAAACCTGCAGGGCGTTCAGGCCCTGCTCAAGGCCGCACTCACCGGCAACAACAAGGCATCTATGCAGAAAAGCATGGATGAAATTGACGAGTATTTGCTGAAAGGAGCAACGAACCATGGAAGCAATGATGAATAATCTTTTGAATTTTATCCCCGCATGGGCCGCCCTGATCCTGATGCTGGGCGGTTTTGCCTTTTACGTCACCGGTGCCATCCGTCTGGGCTATGGTGCCAGCGTGCGCCCGTTGGTGCTGGATCTGATCGAGCGTGCAGAGCACGAGATCCAGGGCACCAAGAGAGGTGCCGAGCGTAAGGCGTGGGTGGCCGCAAAGCTGCGTGCCGCTCTGGATGCCAGCAAGTTCGGCAGGCTGTTCAGCTGGATCATCACGGACGAAACCCTCAGCAAGGTGATCCAGTTCTTTTTTGACCGCGCAAAGGCCGCGGTCAAGCAGTAAAGTATAAAGCAAAGCCCCGTGGTTCCGTATGGTTCCACGGGGCTTTTTATGTTGGCAACCGTGTAGGCAACTGGTGAAGTCTTACACGGTCTGTGGCGTTTCTTCAATTCCTTTGCAATGGAAAATCCCCCGCAGTTTTCACGAAACTACGAGGGATTTTCTTGGCGGAGTAGGAGGGATTTGAACCCTCGCGCCGTTGTTTAGACGACCTACGCCCT